ACTATCTGTTGAACCATCAAAAGCATTATTTATTGTACCATCTCCATTAGGAAATGTAACTGCAATAACTCCACTTCCACCACCTTCTTGTTTTACTACTCCACCTGGTATTTCATCAGGCAACATCTTAAATACTCTTTTCATTTCTTTGGGAACAGATAATGTTTTAGCCCCATCTACTGTTACAACACTTGTATTAGTATCGGTTAGTGGTATAAATCGTTTCATACCCTTATCATAAAATTCTAAATCATGTGCTTGTGAACCATCTGTTCCTTCAGGTATTACATATATAAAGTTCTTACCATCATTCTTTAAGAATGGACAAGCATAGACATCTTGACCATTAGTAAAATTAGTATTCGGTGTGTATTCTCCAAAAACTAATGGAATTACTTTATTATTATATTGGTCGTTATCTGAACCTGATGTTTTGCCTTGTGGTATAGATACATTCTGAAATGGTCTATTAGATACCACACTTAATACAATCGTATTTCCTCTATATCCAAAGCTACTTATTCTACCACTAAATATTTGTAAAGCATTGGCAGCAGTACCATCGTTATCAATTTGAGATAAGATTGATACTGTGCCATTGATATAATCGTTTCCTAATAACTCTAATAAGGTTGTTCCATCTAAATCTATATTAGCTAGATTTAAAGTTACACTTCCTGTCTTTGTAGTAAATCCTTTTAGATCAAGCGAATAAGATATGCTTGGTTTATTCAAGATTGCAGGATAATAATTTTCCCCATCATATACTGTTTCTGAAAAACTAAATCGTAAATCAGGTGTATCAGTATAAGCAACACTACTATTAGTGTTCTTATAGATTTGTACCAACCAATTTTCTGTCATGGTTGGAGATAACTTAGATAAGTAATTAGAGTTAATAAACATTATTTTATAATCTCCTGCCTTATATTATTTAAAATTTCATCTTCTCTAAATTTCATGCTTAGGTCTGCTTCAAATCTCTTTACTTCAACTCCATATTCAAAAATAATTATAGTAGGAACAACTTTAATGTTCCATTCCTTTTGAATAACTGCACCAATATCTTTATTAGATATATCTACATAGCCAGTATAACATCTTTCTAATTTTTCTAATGCTACTTTGTTTTGGTAATTCCAATTTGCATTGATTTCTATTACAGCACAGAACTCATTTTTCATTAATTGAATATCTTGGAAATTATCCAAAGATACTGATTGCGAATATAGCGATGAGGTAAACAACCCAAGCACCAATAGCCACATATTTATCATATTTTTCATAATCCATATCCTATTTGTTATTCATATTGAGTAGAGTTTCATTAATACTTCTTGTATCTTCTTTAATGTCATCTACTTTTTCTTCTAGCTTCTCTACTTTTTCTTCAGTATTCATAATTGAATTACGAATCATTTGGTCTTTTAAATCATATTCAGTTCTACTAACTGGTGGTTCAGGTAACTTTTTAGCTTCTTCAATATCGGCTTGAAGTGTAAACCACATACCAATAATCATTGCAAGTGTTACGACTCCACTAATGATTGTTTCAAGACTTAATGTTAATTTTGTTTGCTTATTTACTTCCACTTCTCTATCTCCTTATAAGTTAAGTTTTTCTGCTCGTCTAATAGCAGGGATTATACTATCTACTACAAATTCATCAACNACTGGTGCATTGATGTTTACTACTATATTACCACTACTTCTTTGATTAGGACTTGGCAATGGTGTTACATCTATTCGTTCCATACCACTTGCATTATCACCAACTAATGCAGGTGGGTTTGTTGGTAGAATCGTTCTTTTGTTTACATTAAAAGAACCACCACTTGGATATCTATTCATATAGCTACCACCAGTTTGGAATAAACCACCTAAAAATCCTAAGAATCCACCACCTACTGCACTTGTTGCTGCAATAGCTTGACTTGTAGCTAATTCTTCTTTTTTCTTTGCATTTATTTTACTTTGTAGTGCATTCTTTAATCTCATTGTAGCTAATTCAACAAATAAATTCTTTATCAATCCAAGTGCATTTTCTGCTGAAATTTTACCTTGTTGAATTTGTGTTTTTAATTGATCTTGTGCCGACTTAGTAACTTCTTGTTGAATGTTTATTAATCCTTCAACATTTTCTGTTTCTTTTTGTGCTATGCTTACACCACTCTCAATTAAGTCATTATATTGTTTTCTTGTCAGAATTTGATTATTAAGAATAACTAGTTGTTTCTCATCAGCAGCAATTTCTGCTTCTTTATCTTTAATTCCATTTGTTTTTAAATCGTTCAATTCTCTTGTTTCTTCTAATTTTCTTCTAAACCCTTTAGCTGCTAATTCTTCCCTTCTTTCTTCCAATAATCCCAACTCTAATTCTTTTCTAGCTCTTGAATCAACAACAGCTAATACTTCTTCTGAAATTTCTTTAATACTTCCTACACCTTCTAGTTGTTCTGTTAAGGCATCTACTCTTTTCTTTCTACTTCTTTCTTCTAAAGCAAGTAGTGCTTTTTGAACTGCTTCGTTTTCACTTCCAATTTCTTTTAATCTTCTTATGGTAGTTTCTAATTCAGTTTCAGAAAGTTGCCTAAAGGATTCTGTAATACTATCAACACCATCTTTTAATATTTTAATAGTGCTTTTCATAACTGGTGCTAATATATCTCCAATAGAATCTTGAAGTTGTGAAACACTATCTTGAAAATTAGATACTAAACCTGAAAATGTTTGTGAAAGTAAATCTGTTGCCCCTGATATTTTACCTTCAGGATCAGTTAATGTATCCACAAGTGCTTCTTGGAATTGAGGTAGTGTCATTTTAGACAAGTCATCAAACCCTGTTTTTAACTTAACTTGCATTAATACACCTCTATCTCTCAATACATCTGCTGCACCAGCACCACCTGCAAATGCTCTACCAAAGGCATTGGCTGCATCTACAATATCTGTTCCCATAAATGCTGCTAAATCGGATACTGCTTTTAAACTTTCTGTACTATCTGCACCAAATGCTTCTAACTGTGCACCAGCTTCTACAACATTTGCAAGTTGAAATGGAGTAGTTGCTGCTACTTTATTAAAGAAGTCAAATGATTTTCTACCTTCATCTACACTTCCTTTTAAAGCTACCAATCGTGTTTCTAATGTTTCAAATTGTGCAGAAGTTTGAACCGATGATTTTACAACTGCACCTAAAGCTGCAACACTTGCTAATCCTGCAAATGCTTTTGCTGCTTGTTTTGCTGCTAATGCTAATTTATTAGTGCTTTTTTCAGTTTTGTTTAAATCTTTTATTGCTTTATTAACTTCTGCTTTTACTAATAATCTTATTTTTTTATCTGCCATTTTTCTCACTCATATAAAGTTTTAATTCATTAATTTCAGTTCTTATAATATCAAATACTTCTATTTTGTTAGCATCGACACTATCTAAATCTTGTGCTAATGGAATATTAAATTCTTTTACCCAATTATATTCTTTTAAAAAAATATTATCTTCTTCGTTTATAATCCATTGAGGATTCATAAATAGAGGTAAATGAAAGTATAGATTTCTCCCAAGAGAAAATTGACTATCTTTCCATTGATCTACTAACATTTCTATTTCTTCCCATACTTGTTCTATGTTTTTGTATGTCTTAACTCTTTTGCTAGTAGGACTTTGTCTTTTGTATGGAAATTCTAAGTTATTGTGTGGAAATCCCATTTGAGAAAACCACACATAACTACAAAGCCCTATGAGTCTTTTTTTTCAAGCCCCATATATTCAGTAAAGATTTGTTGTAGCAATAAATCTACTTTTGCCATAGATATTGACTCTAAGTCTTTTTCAGTTACTCCTGAAAGTTCTTCAACACGATTAATTAATTTAAAGTAATCATCTTGATTATCCTTATCATCTCTAAAAGCATTAAGACTTAATTGCCACAACTCTCTTTTTTGTTTATATGTAATGGAACTTATATCCCACTCTTTATCGAACATTTTAACCTTCATGTGTTACTCCTTCGTTTACCAAGTTGATGAAGCATATTTGTCGTTATATTCAAACTTAAATGCTGTACCATTAGGATCACCATCTGCATTAGTAGGTTGAACCACTTTAAATGGTATTGTAATGATAGCACCTGTATCTGCATTAGCATCAAGATTGACTGCAGTTGAGTATATTTCACACTCAATATTCATCTCACCTAATTCATCTGCATCTACTGTTCCATCGCCTTGTTGTAGTTTTAGTGTTGCAGTATTACCATCAATAAAATCCTGTAATACATTTTTTGTGTCTGCAAAATTAACATTTCCATCATACATAACTGATATTTCTCCAGTAATGTTTACTGATGGGATACCAAAAGCATAACTTTCTGCATCACCATTAGCATCTCTACCAACTCTTGCTACATTATTTTCAAATGTGAATGATACTGCTGTTACAACAATATCTGTAAGAGTTTGCCCATCAACATCTAACTTTTTAACATCAAAATTAGATTCTACTTGTATCGATGGTGATGCTGATGCTTCTATTACATCTACAGCTGTTGTTAGGTTTGCTTCTATGTCAAATTTAGTTGCACTTGTAAAACCTGAATAGAATGTTCCACTTAATAAACATCTACCATCTGACATATCAAAGTTCATTGTAAGACTTTGTAAAACTGCACTTGTTACAATTTTATCTTCACTTGAACTTGGATAATATAATCCAATATCAAACAAACTTGGAACACCAGCACTTGATGATGCTGTAAAATCAGGTCTTGCTAAAGCTGCACCTGAAGTTGCTTGAATAGTATGTATTACATTTGTTCCACTTGTGTTTTCTGTGTGATCTTGTAAAACATTTGCTAACATTCTCACAATGAAGTTTCTTTCTGCTGGAACTTCAAAGTCCATTGTAATAAATCCACCTTTAGTTGTTCTAAATTGGTCTTTATCAGTTTCTATCATTCCTGCATTATTACTTCGTATCTCACCACTTTCAACAAGATTGAGAACAGGTGCAGATACATTAATTACAGGAAGTAGTTTATAAGCACCACCTGCTGCCCCTGCAGTAGAAAATGCTGAACCACTTTTTGCTAATATGCCTAAACTAAAATCGCTTTTAGAATAGACTTTTCCACTTACTGCCATGTGTTATTTCTCCTCTTTTTTGCTTGGTTTTTTCTTTTCTGTTGGCTCTAACTTAACCCCAAGCGATTCAAGTTCTGCCAATTCTTCTTTTTTTAACTTTACTTCTTGACCCTTTAATAATTTTCTACAAATTCCATTAGGAGTTTGTGTATAGCCATATTGAAGTTTTAGCCCACTTACTAATTTATACTTCATGAAATCACCTCATTTGTGTTGCATTGGAAAGTAATAATAACATTAGATATGGTTTCATCATCTTCATCTCGTGTATATTCTACACTAGATACT